TCGTTTGTAAGTGTAGAAATATTATCACTAGGTTGTGTAGCACTATCTGCTAAAGCACCTTGTGCTGATGTAGCTAAACCTGCTTCTGATGCTGTTTGATTTATATATTTACTTGAAGAGTTATCATAAGCAATAATATCGTTATCGCCTACAGAAGTAATAGTTACATCATCTAGTTCTGCAAGAGTGTCTTTAGTATCTACTTGTGCATCAACATAAGTTTTTACTGCTTTAGCTGATGGTATTGTAGTATCTGTACCTGCAACAGAACTTATATCTGTATCTAGTACACCTGACTTTAAGTTATCTACTTCTATATTTTGTACTGTAGCTTCATCTGCATCTACAGTTAGTGTATTGTTAGCACTGTCTATTGTTTTATTAGTAAGTGTGTCTGAAGAACTCTCTGTAACTACTGTGCTGTCAATATTTATTTGTACTTGGTTGCCTGAACCTACAGTATCAATACCTGTTCCACCTGCAATAGTAAGTGTTTCAGTGTCTAAATCTATATTTAATGCACCACCACTATCTCCTTGAAAATCTAAATCTTGTGCAGTAACTGTATCATCTACATATTTTTTAATTGACTGTTGTGTAGCAAGGTGAGTAGCACTATCAGATGCCATGTCATCTTCATCTTTTACGACACCTGTTGTTACTACTGCTGTACCACCTTCATTAATTATTTTGTTAATTCTGTCGTGTATATCATCAAAGTGTTGTGCTTGTGCTACTTGTCTAATTTTTGCACCAGCAGCATGAGTTCTTA